TCAACCTATGAGCGGGTTGAATCGAACAGCCTCAGATAGGTGGTCTTGGGAGAGGTGCGCATATCGCATCGTCATCGACAACGAGGCGTGCCCCAGGATGTGCTGTAGGGTCACGATGTGCCCGCCGTTCATGATGAAGTGACTGGCGAACGTGTGGCGCAGTACGTGGCTGGCCTGCCCCTTCGGCAGCTTGATCGAGGTCGACAGCAGCACCAGGCGGAACACGCCAAGGCAGTTCGTGAACGGCCCGTGGGTCTGCCAATGCCGGCGAAGGTCGGCGCCCAATTCTTCCGAGATCGGCACCGAGCGCACACGCTTGGACTTGGTGTTAGCGAAGATCACCGTATTACCTTTCAGACGTTCCGGCGTCAGCGCCTGAGCCTCACCCCATCGAGCCCCTGTCGCGAGGCAGATACGAGCGACCATCTTCGGATGTGGCGACGTGGTGCGCGCATCCAGGGCCGTAAGCAGTTCGGACACCTGATGCTTGGTCAGGTACGACAGCGGTCTTTCCTGAAGCTTGAGCGGCCGCATGCGCCCTACCGGATTCTCATAGTCAATGACGCCGAGTTGACGCAATTCGTTGTACATGGACTTGAGGTAGCCAAGACGGTTATTCGCGGTCTTGCCCGACATGCCATTGGCTATCTGCCGGCTACGCAACCGAGCCACTTTCGCAGGCTCCAGGGAGACAGCGACCGGGTCGCCCAGGTCCTTTGCCACCAACCGCAGAATCGCCACACAACGATGCCCGTTGCTCAGGGTCTGGCCGTGCAGTTCATACCAGAGTTCGACCAACTCCGAGAGACGCCGACGGTCCTTCGGCCTGAGCGTCCAGCAGGGGTTTTCCGCACACTTCTGACGCGCGGTGGCCTCGAATTGCTGCGCCTCCATCTTGGTCTTGAACCGTTTGCGAAAGCGCTTGCCCTTGATCGGTTCTACATCGACGAACCAACGGCCATCGGGGAGCTTGGTGATCGACATTAGACGGCATACCCCCGCCGCAGATACCGATCACACATCAGCTTGTGTATGTGCCTTTCCAGATCGCGACGAGTCCAACCCTTGGCGAGATAGTGGTCTTCGATAACGTGCCAGAACTCCAGTTTACGGGCGGACTCAATCGCCTTTTTTGCCGGGACACGCTCCCGCGCGATCAGGCTCACGAACTGGCCGAGGAACATCTCGCAGTTGCGCCCGCTGAAGCCCTTGGCGGTCTTGTAGTAGCGCCGATACTCGGTGCGCTCGATCAGCGGATCGCACTCGACCTGGACGCGAGCGTCCTGGCTGATCAGGCTCCAGAACGGATCGTAGACCGCTGTCCGGCTCAGCAGCTTGAAGCTTTCGCAGGCGTAGTTCCACAGTCCTTGCAGATGCGGGCAGAGGCCCTCATAGGTGCGGCAGCCAATGACCTCCCCCGAGGCCATACGCGAGCCTTCGGAGAATTGCTGGACGATGGAGTGATGGAAACGGAATTCGAGCCGCCACACCGTTTCCAGGGGGTTATAGGCCGGGTCGCCATCGCCGAACGGATCCCCGTTCAGGGTCGCCCACACGCTTTCCCAATAGTCGAGCTTGTCGGTGGCCCGAGCCTGGAGGGTCTTGTTATAGATCGACAGTTGCAGGCCGTTGGCCGAGCCGAACATGTACGTCTCGCCACGCCCGTAGACCGAGGCGTTGCCGTCGAATTCGATACGCTCGATCCCACTGATTTGTCGCACCCGACGCGAGCGACAATGCATGCGGTCCACCAGATCGCGAGGCGGTTTCCAGCCCTGCACGTCCAAGGCGATATGCACAGCGGCTTGGTTGGTTTCGCAGTGACTCAGCACGGCAGCGGCCAAATCATCCAGCACGCCCTGGAGGATGCGCGGATCGGCGCCATCGAGGGCGTGAGGCGACACTTCGATCTTGAGGTGCGAGCCAATGGTGTCGACCTTGATGTTGTGATTCTTGATTAGCAGGATCAGACCCATTTCAGCGTTCTGCAGGCGGTACTGATAGCCGGAGTCGCGACCGATGCGGCCCTTGGACCACTCGTAGCCGGCGAACTCGACCACATCCACCGAGAGGTCAAACAGCGCCATGACTTCCGGCCGGAGTTTGCCGTTGTACAACTGCCGCACCGTATCCACGCCGCACCGCAGAATGCGCACGCCTGACAGGTCGGTGAATTGAGCCGTGGTGTCGTCGAAGAACAACCGCCCTTTCGGGCTTTCCAAGACCTGACCGTCCGACTCGATACTGACGCGAATTTGATGGCTGATTTTCTTCATCTTTAACGATCCAAATTGGTACGAATTGAAACCGCAATAGGTGGCTTATCTGACGTGTTACAGGGGCGTCAGCCGGCCCCGCCGTGGCGCTTGCTCACTCCGAGACGAGCCGTTCGCGCGCGCCCCGGCCAGGCCGGCTACAGCGGCCATACCGGCCCCGTCGGCGTCACCGCCACCGCGAAGAAAAAGCCCGCCAGATAGGCCAGGAACACCAGCCCCAGGGCCGCGAAATAGCTTGTCCAGTTCATCGGCTCCCCCTCAGTTGAACGAGCGCGGCAAGCGGCTGGTGTCAGGAACCACCGTCACCCGCACGGCGGCGCTGTTCGCGGCGGCGGGCGGCACGTTCGGCGCGGCGGTCTGAGCCGGCGGCGCGTTGCCCAAGGCGCTACGCCCGGCGCAGGCGGCATAGCCGGACCAACCGCCCTTGAAGCTCAGTTCCGCAGCGCAGTTGCCCCGCGGCACCACGGCATAGCCGGTGTCGGTCAGGTCGCGATCGGTGAGAGTGAATTCGCTGCCGTCCTGGCCCCGGACGGCGAACAGATAGGTGCGGCGCCCGGAGGCGGACAGCAGGGTTGCCTTGACGATGAAGTCGCGGCCGGCGAAGGGATGACCTACAGGAGCAGCACCCGGAACGCCTGCGTGCCCAGGTACATCATCAGCAGCATCAGGACCAGCCGCACCAGTAGCACGCGCAGTACCCACAGCAGGACCGGCTTGAGCAGGCGCAGCAGTTCCAGCAGCAGGCGGAGATACAGGGTCGCCCATGAGCAAACGAGGTCCGCCGTCATAAACCACAGACCCAATAGCAAGGGCCGGAATTGCCATGAATAGAAGAATCTTAGGTTGTCTAAAAAGGCTCTTGCCGGCGATGGTGTCGGTGACGGAGCCGGTGGCTGTCGATTCATAGAGGGCAAAGGTCTCCTTGCGGATTTTCTTGATCTCGACGATCACGTCGCGGGCCGGCGGTTTGTTGTCCTGCGCCGAGTGCTGGCTTTCCTTGTAGCGGCCCCGAATGCCGATGACGGCGAGGTTGGAGTGCAGATAGGCCTTTTCCGCCGTCATGCGGATGTCGTCGCGGATATAGGCGATGTTCGGCGTGGTGAGGATGATGTCCCAGTTGAAATGCCGGTGCCGGGTCCAGGCATCCAGCCAGCCCATGGGCCGCCCGGCTGCCTTGGCCGCTTCCGGGCCGTCCGGGAAGTCGAAGCGCTTGAGGTCGGCTTCGCGCCAGGACTTCAGAAAGATCAGTTGGGTTTCGTCGAAGATGATGAACGCGCCACGCGGCGCCCACATGAACCAGGTGCGCATCTTTTCCATGTCTTCCAGGTCCTCGAGGTCGAGGTTGATGACGTCGCAGCTGGAGGGCGTCTCCGGCATCACTTGGAAGATCCGTTCGCGGGTCAGGCCGCGCACGTTGGTGATGATGACGCGGCCTTTCTTGATCGCGGGGATCAGGTCATCTTGGATCGCGCCGGAGGTCTTGTAGGAGCCGTTCGGGCCGTGATGAATCTTGATCGCCATGTCACTTACCTATGAAGGGGATAAAGGACATGGAGAAGCGCGTGCCGATGGCAGCGAAGATCATGTTCACCGCGTCCGGCAGGCCGAAGAACGCCAGCAGCGAGCGCAGGTCGCCGTCCAGGGACGAGTAATAGGACGTGATGGTCGAGCCGATACCGATGCCGCCGACGACCTCCTTGAAGGCCTTGTAGCCGATTTCTGCGACGAACAATTGCATCTCGAACCAGCCCTTGATGGCCATCTTGGTCAGCAGGACAAAGGCGTCGGTGACGAAGTCATAGACACCGCTGTAGAGGAAGTCCCAGAGGGATTGCATCCAGGCGAGAATGTCGGAGAGAAAGGGAATATCCATGGCGTTTCCTCAGGTGCGATAGAAAACGATCCATCCGGCCAGCATCGCGGCGATGAACAGCACCACGTAGCGGATGACGGAGAGTTCTTTGGCGTATTCGGTCAGACAGACGTCGAAGCGTTGGCCGAGGGCGGTAAAGTCCCAACACGGCAGGGAGCCGCCGCCAGTGCCCAGGTGAATATCGAACTTGGAAGCGAGGACGCTTTCGAACTTGCCTTGCAGTTCCTGGAAGTCCTTTTGCGCCTTGGCAATGGCGTCGTCGTATTCCTTGATGGTCTTGTCGAAGGAACCTTGCTTCGGCTCTTTCAGGCCGCCCCCGCCGGAGCCGTCGCCGCCATCGCTACCAGCGCCGCCGTCGGAACCAGAACCGTCACCATCGCCGCCGCTATTGCCATCGCCATCGCCATTGCCGTCGGGAGGGTTGCCGCCACCGCCGCCGCCACCTCCTCCACCGCCGCCACTGGAGCCGTTGTCGCCGCCACCGGGCTTGGTGCCGCCGTCGCTTCCACCGTCGCCGCCGGGCGGGTTGCTGCCACCATCGCCCCCGGTGCCGCCGTCACCACCCGGCGGCGGACCGTCGCCCGGACCCACGTCGCAGCCGAAGGCACAGGAGCCATTGGAGGTGAACCAGTTGCCGGTGAACGAGCCGATGACCTTGCAGTAGGTCGCGCCGGCCTGACCTTCAGCGGGACCGATACAACCGTCAATCGCACTGACCGCAATCTCACAGCCGAGGTAGTTGATGAAGCGGGAAATCGGCGCTTGATGGGATTTTTCGTAGAGCGAGCCGGCCAGAATCTTGCACTTGTTTTCCTTACACTCGCCGGTCTCTTTGTTGTATTCGGTGTCGGCTGGACAGCTATCACCATAGCGTCCGGCAGGACCATACGCGGCAGCAGTCTTGCCGGTTTCGTTGTTCGTGAACTCGCACCAAAACGAGGTCTGGTCACGGGCTTTCATAGACCCGGTGAAGGTGAACTCCCCAGGGCGTCCCGTGTCTTTGGCCCACGCCGCGCAAGCTGCCGAGGGTGAAGAAAAGCGTTCAGGCAGTGACTGAATTTTCCAGTAGTAATCCTCAGCCCTCGCCACCGTGGCAAAGAGAAGCATCAGAATCAGGCTCGCAAACTTCATCGTAAGACCCCACACAAAAAAGCCCCCTGCCGGAAACTCCGGAGGGGGCTTCCGTTTCGGTCGCCACTACTGGTATTGCCCGACCTTGAGCCCTGAAATCAGGGAATAGGCCATGAACGCACCCAGCATGAGAGACCAGATCACGTCAGGCCTTGCGCATCGCGCCGATAACCAGGGCGAGGCCGACCAGCACCGCCACGGCGGCGATCACCAGCTTGGCCACGGACGAGCCGTCGGTGCCGGCTTGGGTCAGCACTTCCTTGGTGGTTTCGTCGATCAGCGAGTCGGCGAAGGAGACGTTGGCCACGGCCAGGCCGACGGTGGCGATGGAAGCGTTGCGGAACAGGGTTTTCATTTTTTCCATGATTGGAACCTCATTAATTGCGCGCTTTGCGCATGGCAGAAATGATCAAGCCAGCCCCCAAACCAACGGCGAACAGCCCGATGGTCCCGGCGAAGCCGAGGCGGAAGGCCGACGGGTCGAAACCACCCATCAGCAGAGTCAAATAGCCCTCTGCCTCAGGCGGCAGCAGGTAGGTCTGTATCCACTCAAGGTGCGTACAGCCGACCGTGCCGTCCGCGTTCTGGACCCAGGTCTTGCACACTTGAACCGATACAGAGCCTTCCATTCGTGCAGTCCTCAAACAGCCAGGGAGGCCGCTAGGCCGTCGATCCAGCCCCAGGCGTAGCCGGTGGCCAGACCTACCGCGAACAGCGAGAGATAGCGGAGCATCGCGGCCTCCTACGGCTTACGCCTTGGCGTCCGGGGACTTGTCTTGTTTGTCCTGGCCCTGCGGCTGCTGGGCCGGACGCGGGGCTTGGGCCTGCGCTTGCGGGCGGGCCGGGGCTTGGGCGGTCGGCGCCATCGGCTTGCCGCCCACGGCCAGCAGATCCACAAGGACTTGGGTATTGGTGATCCGGCCGAAACGGTCTTGGGTGGGGCGGACCACGCTGGCGAACTTGCAGAGCACCGGCTGGCCTTCGAAGACAATGGCGTCCAGCAGGGTCGGCTCGATGTTGTATTCGCTGATCTCGAAGCCCTTGGCGTTGCCACGGGCACCTTCCGGGATCGGGGCGATGGACTGGACCGAGGCGTAGATTTCCCCGGTCTTGGTCGAGGTGTAGGTGTCGGTCTTGGTGACCCACAGTTCGACGACGCCGCCTTGGGTTGCAAACATGTTCATCGGTGTTTCTCCTTCAATTCGCCTTTTTCGGCGTGAGTTGTCCCGCTGCTGCAAATTCGGCTGTTTCGCCTTCATTCAGCGGTGTTGGGTGAAAGTGATTTGTCGGGCGATCCCTTCGGGCCGGGCTCTATTCGCTAGCGAACCAAGCCAACCACGGGTGTTCGTCTCGCCCATTCGGGTAACGATCCCTATCGCAACGTCGTCGCCGACGGCCAAGGGGAACCCTTCCCCTTGGAACCCGCAGAGCAACACCAAGGGCTCTGCCCTTGTCATCCCGCTCTTGCCGCCGAGGGCTCGGGAGCGCGGGGCGGAGAAGCTGCCCCACACTCCCCAGCGGAGGCTGTTTCAGGGGGGAGGCGTTCAAGGGTGCGCTCCGCCCGTGCTTCCGTTCGCCGGAACGGTGAGGCTGTTCCGACGAGCCGGGAGCGCGGCCCTTGACCGGATCGGCCACGGTGCGGGCGGCTTGGATCAGGCAGAGCAGGAGCAGCGCTTTCAGGGTGTCAGCGAGCATGGGTCAGCCCTCCAGTTGGAATGCTTCGCGCACGGGCACGAAGGGCGTGGGTTTCCCGCTGTCGTACACAACGTGCCAGTACTTCGGCGGACGCCGGGACGGGTCGTGTTTCGCGCAGAAGGAACGGGGACGGCAGAGCCAGCGACCACCTTCCAGATAGGGCAGCCCAGGGGGCCGGCAGTCCGGACACGGCGACGGGCTGTGCAATGGGATGGCCTGCCTTGCGGACCAGCACACAGAGCAGCCGCAGTCCGGGGCGTGGGCTTGGCGTAGGTAGTAGGGGCTGGCGGCCATAGCTCATTTCTGCCCCCTACGACCACAGCGATAGTCTTCAATGGCCCGACGAAGCCAAGCGTTCTCGATCTGGTCGATATCGACAGTCAGGCCGCCCCAGGTCACGACCCTGCCTGAGACGCTGCCGACGATGCCCGCGAAGCAGAATTGAAAGGCGTCCATCACTCCTCCTTTCATGCTGTCCACTCCTGTTCCAACAGCCAGTTGCGCAGCAGCGCGCTATTCACCATGCGCAGCTTTCCAAGCTTCACGGACGGCAGCACACCCCGGTAAACCCAGGCGCGGGCAGTGCCATAGCTAATGCCGTTGCGTTCCGCCCACCGTTCAATGGACTCCACATCCTGTTGCGGCCCTATCAGGGCGCTGGGGTTAAGCTCTTCCAGTTCCATGCTCATTCCGTCACTATTCGTTGCAACAGCACCGCAGGGGCAAATCCACGGTGTAATTATTGAACTCAAACGGAGTCTATCAGTTCAGATTTAGAGTTCAAATATTGAACTGATAATTTTATAGATCAATATGGAATCAATTCAGGATAGAGCTATAGCTTTGATTTATAAGGCTGGACTTGACGAACTGGTAAGGCAATCTGATATCTCTTGGAGCAGGTGGAAGAATCTGCGCCACCGGAAAGCTCGCATCAGTACCGAGGAGGTTGAGGTGCTGGTAAAGCTGTTCCCTAGTTATGCGCTATGGATCGCCAGCGGCCAAGTCGCTCCGGAAGCAGGACAAACAAGCCCCGACTATGACGAAGCCAATCGAAACTTGCCCAATCAAAACGCGGGATAGCGATCACTAGAAAAGTAGCACTGCGATGGTATGCCCTACGGACGGAAGGCAAGAATGAAAGCTGACAAGGATGATGCACCAGAGTACTTAAGAAGAAAGCGGAGCCAGAGCTTTGGTAAATGGTCGCTCGCAATTGCTCTAGGGCTAGGACTTTCAGGGTTGGCTTTACACATGGCAGGAAATAGACTCTCTTTCCTTCCAAAACCACAACCCAGCCAACCCTCTAGGCTTGAGAAACCTGCTCACACCCCTAACGATAATACTCCCCAAAACCAGCCCAAAAAAACATCAGAAGAACTTTTTTGGGAAAGTGTTAATGCACGCAATCATCAACAGAGCCAGCCTAAGCAAACTGTTTATAACGATAGTAATTACAAACCGCAAAAGCCGACCAACATCTACACACCGCCAGCACCCCATCGAGTAGTATCCGCGCCTCAGCAAACACAGCAACGCCAAATCAATCGCACAAGCCGCGAACGAACCTCTAAGTGGATCAAAAGCTGGAATGGCGGTACAAACTACCTAGCAGAATGGCTATCCGTAAACAACTACATAGATGGCCACAGTGTCTGCGCCAATCACCGACGCGGATCAATCGACTACCGCGAATGTCGTAAGGCTGCCAAGCAATACTTCCATGAACAGTGCAAAGTCTGGCGTGCCCGTTATGACAGTGATCGCAAGACAACTAGCGACCAAATGAAGACGCGCTATTGTACTGCGGCAAGCAGCTTTAACCCAATGGGCTAATATGGTGAGGGAGTACCTATGCAACACTATATTCAACGATTGATTATTAGCAACTTTAAATCCTGCCAGTCACTAAACATCACTCTAACCCCCTTTGTCCCTCTTGTTGGATATAATAATGCAGGGAAATCCAACATCCTATCAGCATTAGAGTGGGTCTTAAAGAACCGCCTATTAAATGATAGTGAATTTTATAACAGATCGAAACCTATAGAAGTCGAAGCTGTTATAGTTGGCATATCAGACGAAATTCTAAAACTTCTAGGTGAAGACCATAGAAACAAGATAGAGCCGTATATTGTCGATGGCACTATGAAGGTCAAACGCATTCAGCCTATTGAGGCAACAAAAGCAACAGATGTTCAGCTGCATGTATTTCATCCAGAGACAGGATACAAGAAAAACCCAACGGGCATACCTAATGCTATTAAACAATTATTCCCCGACCCAATACGCATAGCAGCAATGGATAATGCGGCAGACGACGCAGCAAAAGCAAAGTCCACTAGCACAATTGGAAAACTTTTAGCAGAGTTCTGCGATGCTGTTCGAGAGAAAAACGCCTTACGTATTGACCGACACTTAGGAGCTATTACGCGAAGGATGTCTGCCGATGGTAATCGAAGGCTAACAGAGCTATCCGAAATAGATGAATCAATAAACAAAAAAATACAAGACCTCTTTCCGGGAATTAGTTTAAAGCTACACTTCGACGTACCAACATTTGATGAAATATTCAAGGCCGGCACAGTTCGTGTTTATGAAGAAAGCAGTGAGATCTCTCGAGACTTCTCAGCATATGGACACGGAGCACAGAGATCTATTCAAATGGCATTAGTTAGGCACTTAGCAGAGGTTCGCAAAGAAGCCAATGTACCCACAACAACATTGCTTTTAATTGATGAACCAGAGTTGTACCTACATCCCTTTGCCATTGAACAAGTTAGAGAGGCATTACACACTCTATCCATGCACGGATATCAAATCGTATTTTCAACGCACTCGCCTCAAATGATTACCGCCGAGCGCGCTCAACATACATTGCTTGTAAGAAAAACAAATACTGATGGAACAATCACTCGAAAACGTATGAAAGATGCGCTCGACATTGTCATTCCGAATGCAATTGCGCAAGCTCAGCATCTATTCTCTTTAACTCAGTCATCTCAGATTCTTTTTTCGAACAGAGTCATACTAACTGAAGGAAAGACAGAGTTAAGATTACTTCCCTTTCTATACAAGAGCTTTTTCGGAAAGACATTAGGGCAAGACCAGCTAGCAATGATAGAAACCGGCTCGGTAGATAGCATTGCAAAGACACTTAGAGTACTCAAAGAGATGGATATTCCAGCAGTTGCCGTGGTTGACCTTGATTACGGTTTCAGAGGAGCCATCGCAAATGGATTTTTGCAAGAGAGAAGCGAGGAGATAGTAGAGCTCAAAAAAATCCTAGCAAGGCTTGAGCAGGCTGGTAAATGTAAATTACATGGAGGACTTCCCACTAGTAAATTAGCCCCGTGCACAGCAGCTCAAGCTTTTGAGCTACTAGCATTAGAGGCTGATGCAGTACCACATCTTAAGGCGCTTCATAATGCTTTGCGCATTCAGAATATATGGCTGTGGTGGGGGGGAGCGATTGAGGCACACCTGGGTTTAACAGATAAAGAAGAAGCTACTTGGGTCAAGTTTAAAACAGACATTGAAATAGATGGCATCCGTGCTCACTGCAAGGACGCTCAGTCTATAGAAGATCTCCTTACGTGGTTTAAGGAAGGATAATGTGTCGAAAAATCGTCGAAACCAATGTGCCAAACTGAAACGAAAAGAGATGGCGAGGGGAGTAGAGAGACCGTATTGAGCAGGTTTGGCACAAACTGACACATTACCGAAATGGGTTCGATTCCCTTCGCCCGCTCCACTGCATCATTCTGCGGACTTCCGCAGAAGTCCAAGAGAGTCTGCAAGTCATTGCTCCACAAAGACTTTTCCTCTCTTTGACGTTCTGCCGTGGTCCACTGCGATCCGCCTACAGCCGGGACTTTTAAGTCCACAAACAAGTCCATTTTTGCGGGCGCGGCTGATTCCGGATTGTTGATGGAGGGGCGAGGTCGACGTGACCAGCATCTGGTTCCTGACTCATGTTCAGGAGCAAGAGCATGGCACTCTCAGACCTGGCCGTTCGGCAGGCCAAGGCAACTGGCAAGGCATACACCCTCCCTGACTTGGATGGCCTCTCCCTGGCCGTCACGGCTGCAGGGGGCAGGACTTGGCACTTCCGCTACTACTGGGCGGGCAAGCAGAAGCGGATGTCGCTCGGCACCTACCCGGAGGTGACGCTTCGCGAGGCCCGCAGCCTGCGCGACGAAGCGCGCGCCCTGCTGGCCAAAGGCACCAATCCTCGCGTTCACCGCAAGCAGAAGCGCACCGCTGTCCGGCTCGCCGACGAAAACACCTTCGAGGCGGTGTATCGCAAGTGGCTCAAGCATCGCGGGCTCAGCCTCAAGGAAGGCCGGCAGACGACCCTTTCAATACTTCCGCGCATCTTCGACAAGGATGTGCTGCCCGCCTTGGGCAAGCGGTCGGTCTATGAGATCAAGCGTCCCGACCTCTTGGAGGTGATTGCCAAGATCGAGAAGCGCAGGGCGCTCTCCGTCGCCGAGAAAGTCAGGACGTGGTTCAACCAACTGTTCCGCTACGCGCTGGTGATCGTGCCGGGCCTGGAGCAGAACCCTGCCTCCGATCTCGATGTGGTGGCGCTGCCGCTGCCACCCGTCAACCACAACCCGTTCCTGCGCATGGCCGAGCTGCCGACGCTGTTGCAGCGGCTGCGCAGCTATCGCGGCAGGCGGCAGACCCAGCTCGGGCTGCGGCTGTTGCTGCTGACCGGCGTGCGAACCGGCGAGCTGCGACAGGCGATGCCGGATCAATTCGATCTGGACCGTGGGTTGTGGATCATCCCGCCCGACGTCGTGAAGCAACTCCAGTTGGATATGCGCAAGAAGCGGCAGCAGCCGAAGGACATCCCGCCCTACATCGTGCCTTTGTCGATTCAGGCCATGGAGATCGTCCGGCACCTGCTGGATGAGTTCAAGCCGGCCCAGCGCTACCTGTTCCGGCACGACAGCGACTTGAAGAAGCGCATCAGCGAGAACACGCTCAATGGTGCCCTCAAGCGCATGGGCTATCAGGAACGCCTGACCGGACACGGCATCCGCGGCACGATGTCCACTGCGCTCAACGAGATCGGCTACCCGAAGGTCTGGGTGGATGCACAGCTCTCGCATGTCGATCCCAACAAGGTCAGCGCGACCTACAACCATGCCGAGTACGTGGAGCAGCGTCGCCGCATGATGCAGGACTGGGCCGATCGGCTCGACCTCTTCGAGCAGAACCAGGTCGAGGCGGCCAGCATGCCGCTCACCGTGCATCTGGAAGGCGTGCCCGCGTTCCCGAATGAGCAAACCGCAAGCGCACCCTCCACGCCGGTTGCCGCTTCGCCAATCCTGCTCGTGACGAAGCCGGGTGACGCCATGCCGTTGGTTTCTGCCGCCGCACATCGGCTACCGGCGGTTCCGCCCCCTCGATCGGCCGCGCCGCTGGTGCCTTCGGACATTCAGCGCGAGAGGATGGAGCTGTTCGATGTCTTCGAAGCGCCGCACAACCTTCCCGTCGCGGCGTTTGCCAAGATGGCGGGCAAATCCCGCAGGTGGATCAGCTACGAGATCAAGGCGGGCAACTTGCTGGCGTTGAACGTAGGCAATCGCGGCCAGCGTGTACCGGACTGGCACCTCGACCCACTCAAGCACGAGCTGATCCAGTCCGTCCTGAAGCTGACCAGGGGTGCGGACCCTTGGCAGATCTACCATGCACTGCTGCAACCGCGCTCGATGCTGCGGGGGCATTCGGCACTGGAGGGCGTGACGGCCAGCAATCTCGACAAGCTCGTCATGGCAGTGAGCGCAGCCGTAAAGGAAAGCGAATGGACCCCGCTGCGAGTCGGAGTCGCCTAG